GACAAATTTGAAACATTTAGAAAACTGGTAGACGTTGTTTTTGATGCCTTAGTAGCTGGCGGCAAAGCGGTTTTTGATGGTCTGACCATTACTTTTTCTGGGTTGTACAACATTTTTAAAGGACTTTTTAACGGCATTGCAAAACTTTGGAATAGCACTGTTGGCAAATTGTCTTTTAAAATTCCCTCATGGGTTCCTGTTATTGGTGGCAATGGATTTGATGTACCAGACATCCCAATGTTGGCTGCAGGCGGCATTGTTACTAGTCCCACATTAGCCATGATCGGCGAGGCAGGCCCAGAAGCAGTTATTCCGCTAAACGGAAAAAACGTTGGAATGGGCAGCAACGTCACAATAAACATTTCTGGCGGTATCTCGACCAGCGCCGAGATAGGCAGATCAGTTGTAGACGCACTAACCCAGTACTCGCAAGTGTATGGGCCACTTAATTTGGCGATTAGGTAATGACTGGCTCGGCTGTCATCACTGGCGGCGATTACCTACTAGAGCTGTCAACAGGTTTTGACTCGTCAGCGTTTTACCTTGATGACTCTTTACTAGACGGCACAGATGTGCTTGACGGTGACGGCATAGATTTTATTGACATAACGCCTGTAGTGCAAAACATTAGTATTCAGCGTGGCCGCCATAAACCGTTAGACGTATTTGGGCCCGGCACAATGTCAGTCAGCATCAGTGTGCCCAACACAAACCGTGACTATGACCCGTTAAACACTGCCAGCCAGTATTACAACGATTTTACAGAGCAACCGGGCTTAGCGCCTTTGCGTGCAATCCGTTTAAGTCGCAACGGCGCATATCTCTTTACTGGTCGAGTAACGACATACAACCAGCAGTACACAATGGCAGGTTTAACCAACTACCAGATTTTTGCTGCCGATGACATTTATGTGCTCTCACAAGGCAGTTTGCCGTCTACGGCTACCAGTAGCCAAACCTCGTCAGCGCGCATTACAGCCGTTTTAACAGCCGCAGCCTACACAGGCAGTACAAGCCTCACAGCCACGCCTACAGCCACTCTGGGCGCGTTTACGATCACCTCAGGCACAAACGTAAACGCCTACATAAACCGCATACAGCAGGCCGAACAGGGCCGTATTTTCTGCAGCCGCACCAATGTGTTAACAGCTCAAGCTCGTATCGGTCAAACATTGACTGCACCTAGCGTCAATTTTAGCGATACCGGCAATACACCATATGACAACATTGTTGTTGAGTTTGACCAACAAACCGTTATTAACAATGCCAACGTCACTTTAGAGTCTGGCGGCACGCTACAAAACGCCAGTGACGCATCCTCAATTGCAGAGTACTTTACGCAAACAGAGGCAATTATTGACAGCCTGCTCAGCACCAACGCACAAGCCGCAACCCTTGCCAGTTACCTACTCAACCCGTTACCAGAACCACGTTTCACAAGCGTGTCAACCACATTTGCAAGCCTTACAGATGGCCAAAAAACCGCGTTAGCGCCCATAGAAATTGGTGACACAGTTTCAGCCACCAAGTCGTTTGCCTCTGGCAGCCCACTTGCCGTTCAACAGAACCTTGCAGTCGAGGGCATAGACCACGTTATTGACGTAAACACCGGACACAGAATGACTTTGTGGACATCGCCAACAGTCATTGTTTACGCCTTTGTATTAGATGACCCTACGTTCGGTTTGCTTGACGGCCTAAATGTGCTCGGATGATGTAAAGTAAAACTATGGCCGCAGTCACCACACTCCCAGCAGCGTTTGTAGCAAACACAGTTTTAACAGCCGCGCAACAAAACGATTTGCGTGGGGCGTTTCGCGTTTTGCAAGTAGTTCAAGCGTCAACAACCACAGTGACTAGTACGACAACTAGCACTTATATTGACAGCACTTTAACGGCAACAATTACGCCATCATCGTCATCATCTAAAGTGTTAGTTTTTGTTTCCCAACGCACATACGCAAGTGCTGCAAATGTTGGCGTAAAACTAAAATTGTTGCGTGGCTCAACTCAACTTACAGAAGGATTAGAAGTCAATTTTAATTCTGCTGGTTCTGGTTCAAGTTCATTTGACCCTATTTATCAAGACAGCCCTGCAACAACATCAGCAACAACATACAAAACACAAATGGCGTTAGGTTCTGGTACTGGCACAGTATTTACGCAACCATCAAGCAATTTGTCAACAATTACTTTAATGGAAATATCAGCATGACAAACTATGTAGCGGTTTTACAAACAAATTATGTTGGCGCAGAATGGTCAATGTATGACAACGACTACGACACGTTGCAATGGTATAGCGCAAGCACAAAACCAACACAAGCCGAATTAGACGCACAATGGCCACAAGTGGACTACCAAAACCAATACGATGCAGTGCAAACAACACGCCGCACACAATACGAACAACAATCAGACGGCCTGTTCTTTGAGTGGCAACGCGCAACAAACACGCAAGCCGCATGGGAAACCGCAGTACAAGCAGTCAAAGATGCTAACCCGTATCCACCAACGCCATAACTAAGGGGAAATAACATGGGGCCAGTCACATTTAACATACATAATCAAACAAAGTACGAATTAAGAGTGCAATCATCAAACGGTGCAACCGCCGAAGCTGCATCTGGTACATCGACTAGTTTGGGTTTTGGCTTAAACGACACAAACATTACTAACGCAATGCGTTGGTATCAAGACGGCATCTGCATTTTGCAAGGCTCAGTAGCGTGGTCTGCTGGTGGCAGCGGTGCAGACGATGGCTGGACATCAAGCAACATTATTTGCATGAGTGGCGAGATGAACGGCGAAGGCTTTTCAGGTTGCAACGAGGGTTGGATTGAGATGCAGCCTTACAACTTGATGGCTAACGGTGGGCAAGTAAGCGTTACTTACACCAACGCATAAACATGAAAAACGTTAAAGCGCTTGCGTGCAGTTACGGCAGATCAGCATTAGCCGCCGTGCTTGCCGTTTATATGACTGGCAATACTGACCCGTCAGACTTGGCTAAGGCTGGCATTGCAGCATTAGTGCCTCCACTAATGCGTTGGCTCAATCCGAAAGATCAGGCTTTTGGCCGTACTACCAGCCAACCCTAAAGTTGTAAACAGCAGGCCGTACACAGGCAACAGTGACGGCGCGGTTGATGCACCACTACCCGGCATGGATGAATGGATACGGCAAGCCATCAAATATGGTGGCGGCGCGTTTTGGAATAACGGCAGTTGGGGAATACGCAATATGCGCGGGTCAGAAAACTTAAGTGTGCACGCCACTGGTCGAGCCGTTGATCTGTCTTACAGGCCGTCAGAAAAATACCCAACAGCAAACCGTAAAGGCTCAATGGCGTTTCTACGCATCATCATTGCCAACGCAAACGAATTAGGCATAGAGCAAGTGCTTGACTATTTTCCTAAACCGTTTGGGCGCGGCTGGCGTTGTGATCGGCAAGCGTGGAAAAGTTACAGCAAGCCAGAAATACACGGTGCGCCGGGTGGCGATTGGTTGCACGTTGAGGTATCGCCAATGTTTGTAGATCAGCCTCTAACCCTTATCCAGCAAGCGTTTAAGAGAGTATTCACCGATCTGCCACAGTGATGCCCTAAGGTCAAAGTACCGGCGATAAGGGGGATGCAATATGGCTGATGCCAAAACATACGTTTACGAGGTTTACACGACCAGACTCGACACAGAGCAAATGGTGTTAGTGCAGATATTTCGTGACCCTGAGACAGACAAAGTGTTACACGCGCAATTGTCGTTTAAGAGCGCCGTTGGTGACTCATGGCAAACGCCTTACCAATTGGAGAAAAAATGAGCTATCTAGCAGTCAAAATAGGTGCATGGGCAATTACAGGTTTAGCCGCGTTTGTGTTGCTGTGGGATGCCAGCGAGCCACCAACACGAAAAATACAGCCGGGTGAGCAGATCAGCACAGTGCTTAACAGTGTTGTGCCTAACACCATTGCGCTAACACCAATACCAACCACTACTGCAGCGCCTAAAGGATGTGCAGCTTATGTGGCTGACGCAATTAGTGCCGGCTGGCCTGCTAGTGAAGCACCGATGCTGGCGCGTGTGATGTTTAGAGAGTCGAGGTGCGACCCAACAGCTTTTAACGCTAAAGACAGTAACGGCGGTAGTCGAGGCCTGCTGCAGATCAATGGCACACACAAGTTGTGGCTAATGCAGACAGGTTACATAAACAACCTAAACGATCTGTTTAACCCAGATGTCAATTTGCGTGCCGCGTTACACCTATGGAATATG